CTGGATCTCTAAAATTTGTTAATTGTTGAATACTTTGAACAGGATTAGGTCTGTATGTATTAACAACTGCTTCAGCGTTAGAACTTTCTCCTTTAATAATTTCACCTGTTATAAATTTGTCTTGTGATGTTATGAATAGTCTATTTAAATCTAAATCTTCAGTTAATACTATAGCTGTTGCTTTAGAAGTTTGTCCTGTTATAGTTTCTCTATATGTAAATTTACCAAAACTACTATCTTCTAATATTATCTTATCACCAAGGTCTAATTGAGTATTTTCAGCACCAAGTGAACCACCATTTAATACTAAATTGTTTTGTACGCCTGTTTGATTTTCTAAATTAATTCCGTCTGTAGATTGAATAGAAGTTACGCCTAACTCGGCAGCTTCCATAAATTGATAATAAGTTTTTAGAAATTCTACAAATTTTGGGTGATCGTCAACAACAAAATCTGGTAATTGAGTGTTTATTAAGTTGGATATTTTATTATCAAATTTTGCCATTGGCTAAATTAGTAACTTGTTGTAGTATTGTAACCTACGCCGGCTTCAGATGAACCACCAACAAATGTATCTTCCTCTACAGTTATATTTGAATTTGTAACGTCTATTTCTACCACTTGATTTCTAACAGGCACAATATCGTTTGAATTTGGTTTAACTGTAATTTCAATAACGGTGGAAACAGCATTTCTTATATTTGATATTGAAGCTACGTTCAATGAGTTTAAAGTTACCTGACCTGTTTCGTAATTAATAGTACCTTGTGTATTATTAGCATAAGTTTTAACACCACTTACTAAATAATATCTTCTAATGTTACCATTACTATCATCATCTAAAAACATTTCGTTATCACTGCCTGTAACTTTAAAACCAGTTGATGATAAAACACTTGAATGACCTGAATGAGGATTATAAATTGCATTTCTAAAATACACATCGTATTTTGTTGAAGACCCTATAGTTGGTGTAAAATTCTTTCTCATATTAATAGTTGTTATGTTAGATAGTATATTTGTATCAACATCATCTATTAAACCTGTTAATTTAGAAAATCTAAACACACCATCAAATTTTTGTAAAGTAGTTGTGTTATAGTTTGTAACAGCTGTAACTATTTCTGATTTAATAGTGTCAGCAGATTTACTAGTACCTTTTTTATCATACTTAGCTACACTTGTTAACACAATTGATGTTGTTTCTGGATCAACTATTGTTGGTCTAACTGAAGCTACGTTGTAAGGTATTAATTCTTTTACAATAGAGGCTTTTGTTGTTTCTGTTAAAGTAGAACCTGAAGCTGCTTTGATAGAAATGTTTACAACACCATAAACCGGTGTTTCATCGTCTTCTCCTCCCCAAGCACTAACTGATAATGCATTAGGATATAATGTCTTAACTATTGATTCATAATCTGTAGCTGTAACTGCTCTGTCTTGTGATGTATATTGTAAAGGTGCATTAAATCTTATAGACTCTTTTGTTTCAGCCTCTGATCCGCCTTGAGCATTTGCTTTAGTAGATATAGTTACATTATTAAAAGTACCAATACTACCAGCTAACTCAAAAGTTTTAGCTCCATTAGCCTCATCTTTGTTTGTAACAATATATTCTAATATAACTATGTTACCATCTTCTAATTTTTTACCAATAACGCCATCACCAAAATAAACTTCAAATTTACCGTTATCTGTTTCTTGTAAGAAGTAAATTTTAGATGTATCTGTTATATTTCTTAAACCTGTAGCTAATGTGTAAGTGTTTAATGTTGAATCTGATACAGAGTTTTGAACTGTTACTTTTAAAGTAGAAGTATCAGCATTTAAATTTTGTATTATATACTTTTGATCTGTATCTGTACTATCAACTGTATATTTAAAAGTAACTAAAGTACCTTCATATAAATTAACGTTTGAAAATTTATAAACACCATTTAAAGGCGTAATTGTAATATCTTCGTTAGTTAAAAAGTTATAACTTGTACCATCTACTGAACTTGTAAACGTTGTACCTTTGTTCATTAAGATACTTGAACCTGAAGCGTTGTTTACTGTTATGTCAATAGTTGATACTGGCGCTCTAACAGATGATGGTGTATATCCTATCATCTTTGCTAATGCAACTATATTTTTTCTTATATCTGCACTATTTAAATAAGTTTCGTTAACCAACATATTAGCATTGAAGCCAAGATAGTGTGTATTGTATGCTAATGTATCTAAAAGAACGGCAAAGCCTGATCCTTCAAAATTATAGTCTGAAAATTCTGGTTGATTTTGTAAAAATGTTTTTAAATTTGATTTTATGTTATCAAAGTCAAAATCAGATACTACTAGTTTATTGCTTGCCATTTTATCTTAATCTTTCTAAAAATGTTTCTACTGTTATTGGCTCCGATGAACCTATAACATAGAACATAATTGTTAAATGATAACTATTTCCATCTAAATTTGGTCTAGCTAAAATTTGTACTAATTTTATTCTAGGTTCAAAATTATTTAGAACTTCGCCAACTTTTCTTTGTAAGTTAAGTGCTGTAAGAGGTGTCATTGGTTCAAATAACATTCTTCTAACATCACTGCCAATTTCTGGGTGAAAAGGTCTCTCAAAATGAGAAGTATTAATTAAATTTCTAACACTTCTTTTAACGGCCTCTACATCGGTTAACTTATTTACATCACCTGTTACTACATTACGACCAAAATTCAAATCCAAGTCTTTATAGATTCTATTTGCTCGTTTACTGTTGTTAGTGTTACTACTATCAAAATTTGGCATTACGTATATATTTATACGTTAACCAGCAAAGATATTTGAAGAACCTGAAGTCATTGCTCCAGCGTCTGTACTATCCCCTATTCTAGCTATTGGACTACCACAAACTGAAACTGTTGAACTGCCTACATTAACGTTTGCAACGTGAGGGGCACAAGGAGGTGCCGGTGGGAAAGGGTGACTTACTGTTGGGTCACCCACTCTTGCGATTAATATACTATTTGCCCGAACTGTACTTTGGCCAGGCGTATCTAGTGTTGTTGTACCAGTACATATATGACCGGTACTTAAACTATCGCCTTTCCTACAAATTGACGGCATTTATCTCCCCATTTCTTTTAAAGCTTTAGCAGCCGCTCTTGCTTTTTCTACTCTGGCCGCTTCTCTAATTTTTCTACCAACTGGTATTTGTATAGAGGTGCTAATATTTTTACCTTTTTTACTAATATATTCAGCTCCTATCCATTTATCTTTAAAATCGCCTTGAACTGACATTATTGCCTTCTTCAAACTCATCGCTTCTTTCTCTTTTTCATCACCTGCTTCATTCCAAAACTTATATATTCTCATTTTGCTCATTTTTTTATGCTCCGTTAAATAAATATTCGTTTATTTCAATTTTTTCTTCATTTTCCTTGTGTCGGCATTGAGTACAACACACAGTTTCGTTTTTTTCGCCATAATCTTGTAAACAATACCCTTTACAATGACAATCGTGTCCACAATTTTGACATTTTTCTTTCATATCTCTATTTATATTAAAAATTACAACTTACTTGAGCGTGAGTCGTTCTATTATCTACCATATTTCTTAATTTTTTTTTCGAATCACTTGTTTTTTTGTCTGATTCGCTCTTTTCTGCACTTCCTAACTCAACTTTAGGTAGAATTTTGCAATTTTGTACATTTTTTGAACAGGAAACCAGTACAAAAAGTGAACAAACTGCAATTATTTTAATTATTTTCATATTTTACGCTTTTTTTTCTTGACTTTACTGTATTTATCTGGTATAGTGGACAAGTAATATGAAAAAAACAAAAGGATACACTATGAAAAAAACAACAATAAAAAAACTAAAAAAAATGATAAAAACTGACTTAAAAAAATGGTCAAAAACAAAAGATGGTAAAAGCTACAAATTATTTTATCAACTTGAACAATTACGATAAAAAACACTATGATAACAATATTAGCCACACTAGGTACTTTTTTAATGGTCTTCGCCGTTGGTTCGGTAGAAGCAGACAACTATATGATTGGGTTTATACTCTCTCTATTAGGTGTATCGTCTTTTGTAATGACCATTATGTTACAAGAAAAAAATGAACCAATTAAACTATACTATAAACAATAAGGAGTAGTACAATAATGACGATAGTAGATAAAACAGCAGAAACTTTAGACGAAGGTATTAAGAACATGATGGCTGGTGCCAAACATGATTATGCTCATTGGGGAAAAGGTTCTGATTACGGACAAAGACAATTAGCAGAATGGGACAGTAAAACTAAAGTAACACAAGGTAAGAAGTACATTAAAGTTGTACAAGAAAACGGAGTGTTTGCTTTTATTGTAAAAGAAGACTTTAAACACTTTAAAAAAGGTGACGTATTAAAGGCGGCTGGTTTTAATGCTCCTGCACTAAACAGAGCTAGAGGTAATGTACTAACTGGAGGCTATTCTATTAGATGGACTGGTCCCGAATATTTGAGAGGATAATTATGAATAGAAGACAAAGAGTATTTAATAAAATTGTAAATTCAGTGTTGATCAAACATATGTTGGATCCATGGAAAAGCGATAGTAGATGTATAGCTGCCGGCATACCAATGAAGTATTTAAAATACTTTAAAGAGGTATCGGCACATAAAAATGCTAAACCTATTAGATATAGATATAGAGGAAACTCTACTCAATTCTATAAAAGACCACAATCATTTTGTCATATGAACATGGCGACAACTTTTGCCGTATATCACAGATAATTAAATCTCTGATCTAATTATATGTTTTCTTAATGCTCTAACAAGTCTTTCAAGATTATCTATAATATCAATCGTTGCTTTGTCTGTGATGAAAGCACTTCCTGATTTTAACTTATCATATTCTCTTAATGATATAGAAACCATAGGTGTTGTATCTCTTGTAGATTCATTTTCATACGATCTATCGTGATCGTGATCTTTGTCGTGATTGTCAAAATTACTCATATTTTTTCTCCTTCTTCAATAATTCTTTTTCTTAAATCCGTTGATGAAAAACGGTGATCTCTTTTGTTGTAAACTATCTTTATATGTTTCTTAACACATATCTCCTTACCTGTGAAGTCTGTACCTTGATATTCTTCTCCCATAATTCTTACTGATATATTAAACATTGTTAATATATCTTCCAAGTCTTGTTCAGTTTGATACGTAATAACTTCATCTACATACTTAACTGCTGATAACTGTATACCTCTTTCTACCAATGTTTGTATTGGTTTATTTTTGGTGTCAGGTCTATCTATAGTTGGGTCTGTTTGTAAACCTACGATTAAGTAATCGCATTGGTCTTTGGCGTCTTTCAACATTTGTACATGGCCAGCATGTAACAAATCAAAAGTACTACATGTAAATCCTACTTTTTTATCGTTCATAATTTATCCTTTATATATTTAGCAAGCCATTCATGGCCTTTTTCATTTGGGTGTGGGTTACTTTTTCTCAACACTAGTTGCTACACCTTTTTCTGTATCTATCCACTCTACTACTTGTGTATATTTTTTTGCCTTAGCACACGTAGTTAAACAAGCATTAGGTCCTATATTTTTTGATAAATTATCTGCAAATTGTTTCCATTCTTTTTTTTTCAAAATATCACCTATTGTATTATTTTCGGAAATTTTACTTGCTTCTATTAAAGGTTTCATTTCAGGATCACCCATAGTTGCTGGGTCGTCAAATCTACAACAAGGTACTAATACACCTTGATTAGTGACTGCAAAAGCAATCTCATCTTTAAAACATAAAGGATCTAATTCAATATCTCCTTCAGCTTTTAGTTTTTTTCCTCCTATTTTATTATCAACTTCACTCATTTGTCATTTCCCTTTTAGTTTTAGGTTTCAACCAATCATCATCAGCACTCCATCTAGCTGAATTTACCAATACGAAATCAACATCATTTTCTTTAGCCATTTGCATTGCATTATCTAAATTGTGTTCGTTATAACTAAAGATAATAAATTGCCATAATGGTTTTGTTTTTAGATATTTTTTAGATTCTAACATTATTTGAAATAGTTTTTCCCCATCTTGGTTTTTTCTATACTTGTGACTTTCTTCAGGTAAACCGTCAATACCAAAAACCCAATCGGCCTGTGGATAAGCTTTAAAAGCTTCAATGTATGCTTTTTTTGGTTTAAGTGAAGAAGCAACATGTACCTCTACTCTAACGTCTTTTCTTTTTGATATTTCTAATAATTTTTTAAATTTTGGGTGATGTATAGGGTCTGAATATTGACCACAAAATGATATAGATTTATAATGATCTGTTATCTTTTCAAATTCTTCAATAGTTAAATCTCTACCTGGTACTTTTAGTCCTTTAAACAAGTAACTTCTTTGACGACCACAACGTAAACACTCTAAAGGACATCTATGAGAAAGATCAATATTTAATCTTCTATGTCTTCTATCAAAGAAACTATTTGCTTTGACATTTTGTAAATATTTTAAATTGTGATCTTTTATTTTTTGATCGTTTGTTTCCATAATATAAAACTATTTAGTTACACACTAAAAGAGGTTCCACAACCACAAGAACTTTTAGCATTTGGATTATTAAATACAAAGTTACTGCCAAAGATTTCTTCTTTATAGTCTAATTCCATACCCATTATATACAATTCATATAAACTATCAATCACTAACATGTCTTCAACAACCATATCATCTGAACTAGATTCATTATCAAAACTCCATTCATATTCAAAACCAGCACAACCACCACCTTTAACTTCAAGTCTCACATACTTAACATTATGTTTTTCTTTTAGTGATTGTAAATGTTGTTTTGCTTTATCTGTAAGTGTTATCATACGAATTTAAATAAGTCTTCTATTGTTGGATTGGTATTATTTATACTTCCTTCTGGTGATAATGTTTGCCAATAATATTCTTTTGCTTTTCCTATTGTTTGTATTACAATTGGACTAAATTCAATATCAGGTACAATAGATTTCCAAGTTGGTATGTGAGTAGTATAACATAAACAAAAAGAAGAATCCCAACCTGAATCTAAACAAAGACCCTCAATCACCTTGGCCATCATGGCAGCTTCTATAGATACTTGATTTCTATTTTCTTTGTCTACATAAAATATTTCATCCATTTGCCAATGTGCCTTAGTTTTATCAAAAGTTTTTTTATAGTGTGGATTAGGTAAAGATACTCTTGGTGTCCATATTAATGTCCAAGGTGCTGATCCCACATGAAACAATCCAGAATTTGGAATATGTGTAGGTAATGCTTTGAGACCTTGATGATCTTTTTTTATCTTGTTTTTTTCACAAATAGTTAATAACTTATTACTTCTTATCAAATCAGGTCCTAAAACAAACGCTTTAAAAGCAAATGACTTTTGTTTACTGGTAGATAAAGGTATAGCTTTTGAAAGTATATCTGTTATTTGTTCCTTTGTAGGTATGTTCTTTGTATCATAATGTAAAACGTGTTTTCTCTTTTCAAAAGTATTCTCTATCATACTTATATTTAGTAAACTCTTATTTCACTTTACACTGGATTGCCAATTTTTGGTGCCTCTTTAGGTTCAGTAGTATCTATATACTTATTATACTCATCTTCCGTAAGACAATAGATTTCACCTGTACTGTTTGGATATTGTTTATTAAACAACATTGCAGTTGCTTGAGCCTGTTCGTGACATTCTCCATAACTAGCAAAAGCTTTTGGTGAATCCAAATTCTGACATTCACCAAACATACAAAATATGATAACTAAAAAATATTCTCCCATTTTACTTCTCTCCTAGTCTAATCAGAGTTTAAATTCCGATTTTTCCGATTTTTTTTTATTTACTTTACTTAAAGTGGCCTTCTTAACGTTCTTAACATTTTTAATAATCTTCTTACAGATACCATACCAATAGATACCACTATCTCTTAGCGCTTCATTGGAACTTCGTAATCTCTCCAATTTACGTTCTAAAACATCTAAACGCAACTTCGTCATCTTTTTCGTGCCTTCGTGTAATTGGACAAGAGTCGTAATAATATTATCAATATCAGTACACGTATAATTAGGTACTTTAGGTGATTTCTTCTTTAATGCCATCAAAGCATATTTTTGCAATTTTGCCATGTAATCCTTCTTCTTGTTTTTTTTACTATGTGACCTAGAGCCATGCCATAGTCATTCCGTAAAACAGTACGGAACTCTACTGTATAAAAAAAGCAATTCAACGATTACATAATATATAATAAAATATACAGTGACGAAACACTGCAATAC